AATAATGTGGGGAGCAAAAGTATCAATAAAATCTAAAACTTGAAAAAAAGCTTGCCTTACATATAAATATCCTGCACCATTTGGTAATGTAAGAATGCTGTCTCCAGAATAATTCTTACCCATTGGTGTTTTCTGATATAAGTTAATTGCAAGCGGCATAACCATATCTTCTAAAGCTGTTACAGTATCAATTGTAACATACTTATAAGGATAGCCTGCTTCTTTAATGGCTTTACCGATTTCTTTTAGCTCTTGAAGATTATTTGCTGTAACCTTCATAGCCTCTACATAACCAGCACCATTTTCTAAGTCAATGATAAGATTACCATCAAGTCCTGCAAATGCAGTTGTTTTACCAGTTTTTGGCTTAGAATAGATAATTAATCTTTTAGGATTAACTCTATCAGCCTTTACTTTTTTAGTTGGAAGTACTATACTCATATTGCACTTTTTGCTTGTTTAATCAGATCATTTAACCATTCCTTATCACTAACAGGTCTTACAAGCATAATTGCTGCAAAATCTCTAAGAGATATATTTGCTAAAGAACCTTCAGCAACATTACCTGGTGAATTATTTGTTGGTCCATCAAGTACTATTTCTTCTTTTTTAGTATCAAACTCCTCTTCAAAATCTGGAAATAATGTAAGACTTTTTTGTAGCTTAGGTAAATCATCTTCTTTCTTTGCATCTTCCTTTCTCTTCTCATAAAGAGCATGGGTAATTTCAGTACCATCTTTAAGAACTGCTACCAATTCAGATAAAGGAACTGTATAAAGTACATAAGGTTCACCTTTGAAGTTTGTACCTTCTTTAGTTTCATACTCTTCAGCATAAAATGGATTTGCCTTATACTTGAATAACTGTCTGTCCTCATTAAAAGGTGTTACATCAGTCACAGTACCTTTATCATCAGTAACATTATCATAGAACTCAATATAGATATCCTCACCTTTACCAATCTCAGATTCAAATAACTGTACTTGTCTACCAAATTTACCTTTCTGAAAAAAGGCTGTTTTAATTACAAAATGTGGATCTGCAAGACCCAGCTTTTTAAAAGTCTCAATGTGTTCTACAAAGAACTCTTTTTCTCTTTCTTTTCTTATATTCATACTTAAAATTTACTGTGTTGATACTTTTTTAGTTGCACATGCTGGAGTAGGTATCTCTACTATTCTCATCTGCTCTCTGTCAAGTTTAAAGAAACTTATCCTTGTGGTACCATTTCTTGATTTCAAAAAGTGAAAGACTAAAATATCCTCATCATTTATGATATATCTGTCTGGACCATACTGTCTTATTTTTCTCAGAGAGGGTTTGTTTATACCCAGCACAACATCTGCATGTTGCAATAATGCATCTGATCCATAAATATCTGAATCTAATACATAGTTACCATAGTCAGCTTCTACAGCTCTCTTGGGATCATCTATATTTCTATTTAACTGGCTGAGGACTACAAAAGCTACTGGATACCTTTTCTTTAACATAGTGAGTGCTTCACCTAAGGCTCCTAACATTTCAAATTTATCTTTTTGTCCCTTACCATTTTTAAATAAAGCTGAGTGATCTATTGCAACAAGCATATTAGTGTACTCTTTTTTTTCTTTACCTTCTTCATCCACAATCATTCTAGAATGTTTCTCCATCTGGTAATGTATAGTAGCACACATCTCATCCACTGTACATGGATCATACACCACATCTACCACATCATACTTTTCAGTACTTTCATAAAACTGAACACACTTTTGGAAAATACTCTTGTCTACAGGTTTTTCCTTACTCATCAGAGTATTGTAATCAGAACCAACATTCATAGACAATTTTCTAATACCATTTGTCTCATCTAACATTTCAAACTGAAACTTTAATACTCTGAAACTTTGGTCAGGATTCATCTTAATGACATCATTAACCAATTGTTCCATAAATAAAGTTTTACCAGTTCCTGGTCTTGCACCAACAACTGTAATAGTTCTCCATTCTAAACCATCACAAAAAGCATTATTAAAATTCACCCAAGCTGTTTTCAATGATTTTAATTGACCATTGTGTCTAGCTTTCATTTTATAGAGAGCTTTTTTAAGAGCATCTCTTTCACTCACAGCCTTTAAAGGGCTAGCATCATTATACATATATTACGGATTAGTCTTCTATATCTTCTATATGAGGTTTAATTTGTTCATATAGAAAATGAGCGGCTGTTACTAGTGCTTCAATAATTATATATTGTAAAATAGATACTTCTACAACATAGTTGTTAACTATTAAGTATAAACATATACTTCCTAGTAAAGCAATAAAAAGTTTCTTTAAATTTACTATTATCAAAATAATCTTTCTTTAATAAATATTATCTCATCATCTGGTTTGTTTAAAATCATCTCACAATAATCAGCCAAGTCTGAGTCCCATGTTTTGTCACTGCTTTGTTTTCTAATAAAATATTGAGATGTTCTCATGTACTGATAGTTAATCTCTCTGTATTCTAAAACATATTTTTTCACTGCTAACAAAACTGTATCCCAACTGTAATCATAAGTTTCAAAGAACCATCTAAATGCATTCTCTAAATTTTTAGGATTAGATCTTGCATACTTGCCACTGGCAAGTTTTATGCTTGGAAATGTTTCTGAGTATTTTTTTACATTGTCCTCAAAATTATCTCCCAATAAAAATTTAGATGTTTTCTTTTTTGACTTCTTAAAGAATCCGTCAATTTCAGTAGTAAAGATAATACTTTTATCTGTTAATGTCAAGTCTTCATTTAACCATCCATCAGAAATTAATCTTTTTACTTCTAATTCTTTGTTTACAAAAGAATTAGGAATTATACTATTTTTTACACAATGTAAAATGTAATAACTATTAGGGGTTATGTCTTCCCTGATTAACTTTAAAAATATATCTTCCATACTACCAATTAATTATATATCCTGTACTTTCTGCAACTAGATGTTGTGCTTTTAAAAAAGCATTATCTGAGTTCCATTCTTTTTGTTTGTTATAAGCTGCACTTGCAGGATGACTTGTAAATATTTTATGGTTATCATCATTTACATATTCTGCCCATTCTTGAGCTTTTTTACCCATGTAAATATATACAAGTTCTTTTTTATTATGGTTAAGATAGTCAAATAAATAACTAGTAAATCCTTGCCATAAATCATAATGTTGACCAATTTTTCCAACCTCGGTTGTTAGAGCTGTATTTAGTAATAACATACCTTGATTAGACCAACGCTTTAAGTCAACATCTGTACATAGCTGATTACCACCATATATAGTCCTATTAATCTCATCAAAAACATATCTCAAACTAGGTTGTAACTTACCTGTTTTACTACAACTAAATGCAATACCATCTGCTTGGTCTAAGTGCGGGTAAGGATCTTGTCCAACAATAACTAGTTTTAGTTCATCATATGGACACTCTTCAAATGCTCTAAATACATCTTTTAGTGGAGGAGTAAATCTCTGACCACTAATACTCATAGCATATAGTTTACTGAGAGTATCTTCAAACTCAGAACTAAATATATAAGATTTAAAAACTTTACCCCAACCACTTGGTTCTAGTCTTTCAAACAATTTTTGTTTAATACTATCTATTTCTAAATCCATTTTCATTTTTTTATTATTTTTGTTAAAACAATTGTTATGGGTAATAAAGTAAAAGAATTAAAAGATAATGCTATTGTTGAAGTAAAAATCAATAAAGTGTTTTATATGATGTTAAAACAAACATTGCTTTATATTTTTAAACAAGAGCAAGATCAAGAAAAGATTTCAGAACTAATTAAAAAAGTTACTGATAAAAATTCTGATAATGAGCCACATTCTGAACAAGAATTTGCTTTTAAAACAATTCTTTTGTTATTAGCTGAAATAGAGGCGCAAGCTGAAAAAACTAATCAGACAGATGAAAAAGATATAGAAGAGATAACAAAATCAATGATTAAGCCAGATTAATATTTAAATCTCTTCCAAGTTCAATAGCAGATTCTATTGCCATTGCTAGTTCATCTTTACTACAGTCTTTAAAAGACTTACAATATTCTGCATCTCCTGCATCATAGCAGAGTCCAGAATGTTTTTTAACTATAAATTTCATTTCTTCAAATGTATAGCCAGATTCCTTGGCTAATTCTCTAATGCAGGCATGTACTTTAGCTAATTGTGCTAAACTACCTGTGTCTGAAGTAAGTCCCATAAACACTTCAATTTCCTGACCTTCTTGAAGTTTATCAAGAAATAATTGATAAGAAATCTTTGTGTTTTCATTAATATAGACTAACTTCCCATCACTTTTTGTAAGTTTGAAACTAAACATATGGCATTTTTTATTATATTATTATGTACTTATGACTGAAAAATCTTACAACACATTCAAATCAAATACTAAAATTATATTTGAATATCTTGAAAAGTTTCCAAATTCTCCCACTAAAACTCTAGCTCGTAAAATATATCAAGAAAATCAAGCATTCTTTGAAACTTTTGATATTGTTTATGATAGAATGAGATATTATAGAGGTCAATCAGGAAATAAGTCAAGAAAAAAAATGGCTAATAGAAAATTTCAAAAAGAACTTAAAATTAAAGTTATGAATAATTTTGTATCATTACCATCTTCTCTTACACAAAAAAGAGGAACATTCACATTTCCTACAGGTTGTAAGAAGTTAGGTGTTATTGGTGACTTACACATTCCCTATCATGATGAAGATGCAATAGAAACTGCATGTGACAGAATGGAAGCAGAAGGTGTAGATAGTATTCTAATTAATGGAGATTTACTTGACTTCTATCAGCTTTCCTTTCATGAGAAAGATCCCAGAAAGGTTCA